AAGGGAGCCACACCACTTTTCATCAGGTACTGGCTGTAAAGTTCCTGCGCCTGCCTCGGGGTTATTTTCAGTTTTGCCAGCGCTTCCTCTGCTGCAGGCAGGTGCGCAGGCTCATTAGTCCTGATGACTTCCAGTACCCACAGATAAGCGTCCGTCTGTTTGTGTCCGGTGATAACGCGCTGTGGTGGTAGTGGCTTCGTTGTCGCTATCGCTGTGCTGTGAGACGGCGCAGGGATGGTAAACAGGGCTTTATGTTCGGGATTGTCTTTACGCATTATGCTGCACCTCTGGAGTAGCGACGGTTGCTGTTTGTTTTCTGCTGCGGCTGTTCACGACACCGGCTCTGCGCTTCTGCCTGATCGATGTCGTGGAAGTGGCCGTTATGGAACCGGCGGTATACCGTTCCCAGAGAACCATTACGGTTTTTGGTGATGTTGATTTCAGCGATGCCCCGGGCTGGTGACTCTGGATCGTAAACCTCATCCCGGTAGAGCATCATGATGATGTCGGCATCAGCCTCTATCTCACCTGAGTCCTTCAGGTCAGCATTGACCGGGCGCTTATTCGGGCGCTGCTCAACGCTGCGAGACAACTGGCTCAGAGCAACTACTGGTGTGCGGATGGTTTTTGCCAGTGACTTCAGCCCTTTTGAAACCTCCCCTACTGCCAGGTCGTGACGGCTGCTGCTGTTCAGCTTAATCAGCCTGAGATAGTCGATCCCCACCAGCACGGTCTCCGGATGCTGCTGCTTATGGTTGATGGCAATCTGCTTAATTTGTTCAACGTTAAGATCCGTGGCATCAACAATCCAGATTGGACGGCCTGTCATCCGGGCAATGCCATGAGAAATACGTGCCCAGTCTTCATCACCCAGAGACTCAGCTGATTTGAGTTTGGATGTGGAAAAGCCACCTGCTGCGGATACGTGCCGCTCAGCAATCTGGATATCACTCATTCCCATGCTGAAAAAGAGCACTCCACCGCCATCGGCAGACACTTTGTCGATGATGTCGAGCATCGTTTCGGTTTTACCCATCGAAGGTCTGGCGGCCACCAGAACCAAATCTGTCTGGTCGAAACCGCCGGTAATATTGTCCAGGGCTTCAATTCCACTCAGTACTGTTCTACCCTCCGCTGCACCCTGAACCTTTTCTTCAAGCCTGCTGATAACGGCCGGCAGCAGATCGTCCAGCGGGATCGGGCGAACGGCATGCTCATCCGTCTGTATCCCAGCCACCAGCGATTTGACTTTCTCCAGGGCCGCGATGCCGATATCACTGTTTCCTGCGTCATTCAGCATGGACATGGCTTCACTCAGTGCTGACTGTGCGTCACGTATCGAAGCGAAGCGCTTGAGTTGAGTAACGTAAGAATTGAGTGTTCCGGGTGCCCAGGGCTTCCGGCCTGAAGCGTCAATCAGAGCGATATGTTCCGGTAATTGCTCTCCAAGCAAAATGGGATCTATAAGCCCTTTGCTTCTTGCCTGTGCACAAATACCCTCAAAGATTTCCCTGTATTGCCATACAGCAAAAGCGCTGGCGGGCAATGATGAAATGACATTCATCACATCACTGTCAGTACCGCGCAGGAGCATGGCGCCAATAACAGCGCCTTCCATATCTTCATCACGCCAGACCTTACTCATGCTGCTGTAGCCCCTTTCTGGCTGCGATAGCTCGACCAGTTAAAAATAATATTTGCACCACCGCCCTCTACCAGGCGATCGGTAAGGCGTTCACCAATAGCGTCTGAAATCTCAGATGGTGTCAGATTGCTAATCAGGATGGTTGGCAACATGCGTTCATAGCGGGTGTTCATGATATCGAACAGGGTGATCATCTCTGAGTCACTGTCGTATTGAATGCCCACCTCATCGATAACCAGGAGGTCACGGCTGGTGTAATACGCGATTACGTCTTCTTCACTGCTTTCGCTGTCTTTGCCCCACGTGCGGCGAACAGCGCGGACGATGCGCATCACCGAGGTAAGCAACACCGTGCTCTTATGATTTCGGATGATGTCCTTTGTCAGCGCAATAACCAGATGGGTTTTCCCGGTACCTGGCTTTCCACTCAGGATCAGGCTTGTACCGTTCGCCAGCATTTGCGGCCATGCTGCGGCATACTGCTGCATCAAATCCAGGTTCATCGCCGCGCTGGCATTCACAGCCTGATAGTTACCGAATTCACAAGCTGCAAAACGCTCTGGGATATTGGCATCTTCCATGAGGGTGCCGACCACCAGCTTGTTTTTCTGGGAGGAAGCCAGGGAGATTTCTTCGCTGATGCAACCTGGGCAGCGTGACCGCTTTTCTGATACCCGGCCAGCGTACTCAGTCCAGATGCGCACCTGAATAAACTCACCGTGGGTCTTGCATTTAGCGTGCAGCGTTTCTTTCTGGTCGAAGCATTTATCGATAGCCGGAACTTTACCCCCGGCGAAATCCATCTCTTCCTGCAGGTTACCCAGTTGAGCATTCAGGGAAGCGATTTCACGGTTGTGGTTGTTATTGATCATTGATTTCCTCTTCCCCATGCGGGTGTTTGAGTCTGTCCGTAATCACGACTGTCGAAGCCGTTATGTTTCTGCTGAGTGCTGGTCTGACGCTGCGGCGTTGCAGGAATATCCCATACTTCATCGAAGTGATGATCCGGACCGAAGAACGTTGCGGCCTGCTTGACGTATTCGGTTCCGCACTTACCCGTAGCCTGCACGTATGCCGCATAGCGTCGTACGCCTGCCACCATAGTTTCTGATGCGACACCCGCTTTCACGCGAGCGCACCAGGCTTTCCATGCTGCTGATTTGTTGTTAGCCCCAGAGCGCTTTGGATATGCCTGCCAGGCTCCCTCAAATTCAGATGAATAATTCTGCTTAGCATTGCGTGAAGGCTCAGCGGCTTTAGCCGATGTGCCAATATATTTAGGTTCTATGACTGGTTCTTTGACTGGTTCAAAAGAGTTACTGATTCTGGGGGCAGCTCCTGCACTACCCCCCAGTGAATCTCCTGCACCACCTGGTGAATTTCCTGCACTAGGTAGTGAATCTCTTGCACCATCTAACGTGAGGTGATAGAGATTGCTGGAATTGCCTTTTGGCCCGGTGCGATATTCCTTTCTAAGTAGCCCCACCTGACAAAGTGCTTCAACGTGGTTCATTACAGAACGCTTGCTGATTTCGCACTGATCCGCAATATGCTGATAAGAAGGCCAGCACTCCCCTTTATCGTTCGCGTTGTCTGCCAGCTTGATGAGTACCAGCTTGCGCAATGGGTTACCAACCTGAAGCTTGAAAGCCTTCACCATCAATTCCATACTCATTGCTGAGCCTCCGAAGCATCGCCTGAGCTTGCTGGATGGATTTTAACGGGGTCATCCCCGCCCTTAAGCAGCCACTGCGGGGAGCAATCAAGAGCATCCGCGATTTCAATGAGATGACGGGGGCGATTAGAAGTACCACCCTCAATTCTTTGAACTGTTTGCTGCTTAATCCCGCATTTGCTGGCGAGTTGCTGCTGTGTGAAACCTAGCTCCAACCTTCTTGCTTTCAGGCGTGACGAAATAGACATAATTGCCTCACATAAA